GGAGTTATCAATGAGTCTGGACCAACTGTACTTCTAATAACTGGAATACCTTTTGCTCTTTGTAATGCTTGCATTAGTATTGTTAAACTAAGATGATTGTTAACTCCATCATTGTCTGTTGGTACACAAATAAATGTATACTTTACACTCTCCCAATCATGATCTGATATGTACATACTGTATCCTGGATCCTCAACATGAATCTTTGATACAGTATCTTTACAGTATTCTTCTAAAAAATATTTGGTAGCGGTTCCAACGAAACCTTTACCCATTATTGCTACTTCCATTTCTATCCTTAGTCGGTATGATTTGCTTCAAGCCATTCTTCTTCACCGGCATAAGTAGGTGCTCCGACTAGCGCCTTCTCTGCTGCCCATAAGACTTGATATATTTTTTGCTTGCAATAGAATCCATTGAATCCATCTATGTTTGGATCATGCATGACTCCATTCCATTGGTCAAGTTGTTCCTTTACTGTCTTGACTCCAGCTTTTTCTATATAAGGCATTATTTAAACTCCACATCTGCCATCACTTGAGTGAGGAAAGCAACTAGGTTAACTTCCTGATCAGCTACAAAGGCAGACTTGTACTGATACTCACCGATTAATAAAACTAATTGAGGTATAGAGTTAGCTTTGATAACTTCACTAGAACTATCATATAACTGTCTCATAATACTTGTTGGATCACTGTCTATGTTCTGAGCTACCCACTTACGCATATCGCTGAATTGCTTGCCTTTTAGTAGGGCTATAAGCGATTTAAACGCGTTCTGAGACGAGTTAGACAGTATACCTATATCAATGATCCCAGATACTGAATATCTTTGTAATTCATTGAGTACACGCCTCCAATCTGGGAAGTGTCTTTGAATAATTTCTGCAAGTACTTTTTCATCATACTTAACTTGTTCTTCATCTAAGATTGTTTTGACTCTAGTGAAAAATGAGCCGGCCAGCGACGGGGCTAATTTCTTTGGAAACAGAAAGTCAATAACACTACAACGAGATTGTAATGGCTCTATAATCCTATTCTTGAAGTTACAAGTTAAGATGAATCCACAGTTCTTAGAATATTCTTCCATGAAGTTTCTAAGTGCGGGTTGTGTACTTTGTGGATTTAGATAGTCTGCTTCGTCTAGGATAACATACTTTCTTCCTTCACTAAAGGACACAGTGGTGGCAAAGTTCATGATTTCAGTTCGTAGTGTATCAATATTACCATGTAAGGATCCATTGACGACAATATAGTCAGCCCCTAGTTCTTCTAACATAGCTTTTGCCACTGTTGTCTTTCCCACACCTGCAGAACCAGACAACAATAAGTTTGGAATGTTTTGTTGGTTTATAAATTGTTGAAATGTATTCTTTAACTCATCTGGAAGAATACAGTCTTCTAATCTATTCGGTCGATACTTCTCGACCCATAAAAATTCTTGCATCTCTCATCACTCAAATGTTGAACTACCTTGTTCGGTTGCTATCCAATATGTTAGTATTGGTCCATCTTTGAACTCGACTTTTTCATCTTTCCAAGTCTTGTTATTCAATGATTGGAACTTAGCGATACCTTTAGAAGATAACTCTACTTTATAATCATAATTCATAATCTTGATATTCTCTAACTTGAATACAGCTTTGAATATCTTTCCGCTGCTATTGTTATCAATAACAGTCGTGTACTTATCAGCAGTTGGATTCTTACTGTTAATAGCTTCTAAGTTAATAGTACTACCCTCAGATGTAATCGCTATCTCAGGTAAAGACATAACACTTGCAGCTCTTAGAGTATTGCTTATGTCTGCCCACTTGAGATCAACCTCTACATCAACACTTGGTAGTTGAACTTCTTTACTTGGAGGAGTAACTATCATTTGTGGATCTGCATAAGTATAGTTTACACTTCTCTTTGCATCTCTAACTGTTAGATACTTCTCACTAAAGTCCAACTCAGGTTGATCAAATAAAGTAAGTACACCCAGGAATCGATTTAGTTCATAGAAACAACCAGCAGTTGGTATTGTATCTGCTAACTCAGCTTTAGCCATAATAGACTTTTGTGGTGAGATAGTTTTCAATACATTACCAGGCTGTAGTTCTATACCAGTATTGATTACTGAGAATGATTTGAGAACATTTATTGTACTTTCACTTAGTTTCATAATATAATTTTGCCTTACATATTTTTATTTTTGCCTACCTTGTTTGGATCAGCAGTTGCAGGAGCACCAATCTGTGCTAGGTCTTTCAATGACCCACCAAAGACAAATGATCCCATGTGTTGTAATTCTATCCAAGGACATAGCCACACTTTCAATCCAATGTGTCTTGCCCATTGACAGAACATATAGTCTTCTGATAGATACCTGTTAGAGTATTCTCTATCAAGACCATTTCTTTTATCTTCTATGAAGTCCAGTACCTCCTTCTTAGTTGGTTTACCTTTCTTCTCTTTATAGAAGAGTTCAAGTTCTTTTTTAAGATTCAATTGTTTATCATCTATGACAGCATCAAAGAAAGCCATAATTTCTCTCTTACCATCAAAGTGTTCTGTTCTAACATGATCTGGCTTATACATCATATTAGGATATGCTTCTTGATATTTGATCAATGCTTTCTTAGTCATCATCATAAATCCTGTACCACCTTCTAACACTTCTGTAGGTTCACTTAGTTGTATCTCATTACCACCTGCAACAGGATTGAATACATAGTCACCTACAAACTTAGATAACACTTCTGGATCGTCGTCTGCTATACCTTGATCTACTGCATGAGTAATCTTTTCCCAAGATATACATTTCTTAGGATAAGGACCACATACAATATCATATTCATTTTTTGGATCTTCATGGTCTTGCATAGCTAACATAGTAATAACATCATTAGGATTGAATGATATATCACTATCAATAAAGATCATATGAGTACAATCACTTCTTAGAAACTCATCACAACAATAGTTTCTAGCTCTTGTGATCAATGACTCATTGAATAGATAATAAAACTTTGCATTAATCTTATAATGCATACATAAACTTGCTAAGTCATTTACAGACTTTGTGTACATACCAGCACATTGTCCACCATACATAGGTGTTGCAATAAACAATGAACGCTTTTGTAACTCTTCTATTGGGATATTAATTTCCATACTTCTCGTCGTGCTCCTTTCCAATTCCGTAACTACCATCATACATTGATAGAGTTTCTGCATCAAACAATAAGAACTGTCCTACTCTACTTCCTCTTTGAAGTATTGCAGGGCCACCTCTCACATGAAGTAATCCAGCCATTACACCATGGTATCCGGAATCATAAAGTCCTGATGTAATGAATAACCCATTTCTGTTTAGTGTTGATCTTGTAATAACCCAACCAGCATATCCTTCTGGGATCTTAACTATGTTCTCCATTACAATCTCATACACTCCTGGTTGTAAATTCCAATTACCAAACTCATCCACATTGATCTTTTCTGATCCTCTATGTGTCTTATCGTCTCCTTCTAATCTAAACTCACTATCGTTTAGTTTAAATACATCTTGTACTCTTAAATCAACTGCATTAGGTTGACTGTCTCCTTCTTGTACATTAGTCAAGAAGTCTGGTCCAAGTGCTAATATATGTCTCATACTCATTGCTGAAAGTTCTCCCTATCAATACCTGCAAATGCTCCTTTACAATCACCCAGATCAATTTCTTTATCTTGAGTAAAGTGCCAAAGCAATATAGTATAATGAATGATCTTCAATAAGTCTTTCTTATTGTATCCATCCTTCTTACCATATCTCATTGCATACTTGATAATATTAGAATGACATGCCTCTTTGACATGACCTATTTGTTTCCAAACATCTATAGTTTGAATCTCTTCGTCCTTAGTTCCAGCTGTCTCATTTACATAATGAGCTTGATATGTAGATGCAATATATTCACTAACTTCTTTTAATATCTTATCTTCGTCAAATCTATACTTCATAATCTCTCTGTAAAATTGTATCTATCAACAAGGTTGTCTATGACTCTCATGTTTGATTCTGCCAGTGTAGTATCCTCGAACTTAGCTTGAAAGTCAACATGTTTCTCAAACTTACCATTAGTTAAACCAGTTGGACTATGATCAAAAGCAAGACCATTTAGTCCAGCCCATACACCTGCACTTGAATCCCAAGTGTC